AAAAATCGGAAACGCCGGAAGCGATCCATGAGTAGTTTTCAACCAGCAATTCGAGAGCACGTTGTGCTACGACTTTGCCGTTGCTCGTTGTTGCGAGGCTATTTGCCATAGTTCTATCCTTCTTTCTGTATTATCGTGCGAGCTTGATTTGGTTGAAAATCTCCGCCGCACGACGGGGATTCTGTTCCGCGTTAAACTTCGCGAGAAGTTCATTACGGGAAAGGGGTTTGGCTTCGCTGATCTCTACGGGCTGGGTGCCTTTGCTGGCTTCCAGCTCGACAGTGAGGCGAGCGAGCTTGGTTTCGAGAGCGACGATCTTGTCGTTAGATTCCAGATTAGCGCTGGCTTCGGGAGCTGCTTCGACTGCGGGCGCTTCTTCTGCCACGGGTGCTTCGGCTACTGCGGGAGCATCCTCGACCACGGCTTCAAACTTGGCGGCAAATTTGCCGACGAGTTCGTCGATCCGGGCGGAGAGAGCGGCGATGGCCTGCTCGGCATTAAACGCCGGGGCCGCCGGTGCTTCGGGCGCGGCTTCGATAACCGGCGCTGATTCTTTGACTGATGTTTCCATATTAAGCGATTTGCGTGTGTCAACCCGTGCGGAATAAACGCCTGTCGGATTTGCTGCAGGGGTTAAAACTAGGTCTATCGAAAACAGTGTATTTACTGTTGCCAGTTGCGTTCCGTCCTCTGCCATCCTAGGCACGCCACTGAAGCTGATGGAGAATCCGATCTGCCCAGGGAGCGTGCCGATCAGTTCGCTAAAGTAGGCAAAGCCCTCGTGGCTTTCAAACAAAGTGAGATCCGCACGTACGCGGCCGCCGTCTAAGGTAAAGTTTTCTAAGTATCCGATGATGTTAGAAACGCTAGAGCTGTGGTCAGAGAGTACCTTTACTTGGCCGAGATCGTTACCAGCCTGGACAACTTGTTCCAGAGTGTCTGCGTCGATAACCATCCCGTGACCTAAAGCAGGGCCAGCGGTGATGACGGAAATTCCCTTAAATAGTTTTTGAGCCATGCCCGCGCATGGCGTGTCAAATTACTCCTGAGAAGGAGGCAAAACTACTTTTTAGGATCTCGCAAAGATACGTCTAGAAGTTGCTCAAGCCTGTTCGCCTCCTCATCCATCATGTATGACTTTGGAACTTCTTGCCCTACTGCATTAGGGTTATCTGGGGGAAGGCGATAAGTGAACCCTCTTTTATCAATAAAACGAGATAGAGCATCAAGAGTGGAAGAGACCATTCTTTCAAATATCAAAACGTCTGAGGAGGACTTAGATTTGTTTGCCCGCGCTGCTTGTTGGGTTGTTCTATCCTTCCACAATTCATAAACCGCCCCTGCCCCTTTACGCTCGGCGCGAACCAACTCCAGCTCCATCTGCCTAGACTCTTCCTGCAGTGCTGCTTGATTCTGCTTCTCCGCAAGGTCGGTGGGAGTCTCTTGCGTCTGGCCGTAAATTATACCAGTGCATGCTAAACTTAAAATTAGCAACCTAACCACTGCATAAGCCTGCTCCTATGCGGCAGGCTTAATCAACTATTTTTTCTTCTTTGTTTTTGGCTTTGCCCCGATCCCGATCGCCTTCACCACCATATTCATCTCTTTTGCTGTAAGGTTAAAATCTGGTTCGTCACGCATTGTGAAAGTTTCTGTGGATGGAACGGATGCCTGCACTGGCTCGATCGCTTCCGCAAGCTGGGGCTGAACGGTCGTATCCTCTGGCAACGGTGCGGCCGGTGGCGTAACTGCCACGGCTTCAGTCGGAGCAGCGGGTGCGCCAGTGATCTGAATGTCTGCCATAGTTAGCCCAGCTTCCTGTGCCTTTTGCTTAATGTAGATCTGCTCGGCGATCTTCTGATTTACGATCTCTTGCCAATCCGATCCGCGCTCGGCGCTAATGTCTGCCAGAGTCTTGATCCCCATCTTTAGATCTTCCCGATCGGCGGCGCTGTCCCGGCCGGCGTCGATCGTGGTGCGGGCCGGGGTGTGATAGACCGCTTCCCACCACATCGCCATTCCCCTGGGCGGAGTCAGATCGCCACGTTTGATCGCCTTGGCCAGTGCCCACTTGCGAACCCGTTTCAGCATCTGCTCGATCACCGCGTCGGAGATCTCATCGAATCTGCGTTGAGCTTGTGCGAGAACGAACCGCTGGCTGGGGCCGGTAAGTTCATTAGGCGACCAGATGTAGGCGTAAGGAACTCCAAGGCCGGACGCCACTGCCCGAATGTACTGATCCATGTGTTGCTGAAGATTCTGGCTCGGCCGATCGTTTTTGATCTCACGCAGTGTCTTGCCCATCGGAACATTGACCAATGCCCCGCCTCCAAAAAGGTTGTCGGTCGTTAGGTTTGTTGAATCAGTCTCTGTCGGGTTAAAGAATCCAGGGCCAGAGTTAGTCGTGGATTCGATTGCCATTCCGATCTGCCCTGCCCGCTTACAGGCCAGCATCTCGTAATCCAGAATCTCGTCCCGATCCAGCAGCAGATTGATGCACGATGCCAGCTTCGATAGCGACCGCACTTCGTCTGCCCTATCCCGTTCTGCTAACAGAATCAGATCAGCAGCCTGCACTTCTGTGAACGTGTCGCCGTTTATGCCAGTGCGAATGTAGTAGCTTAAAGGGCGGCCAAACTTGTTCATCCGAACTCCGTCGAAAATCTTGGCGTCGTCCTTCACGTAAGACGGAGTTTCGCAGCGGTGCCCCTCCACCATCTGCAACATCGGCCAGCCGTCGCCGTTATCGGTTAAAAGAATGAATATCTCGTTATCGCGCAGCATTGTGCGGGTGGCCACTTGCTGCATCGCTTGGTAAGTAAGAATCCCGCGCACGTCGCAAGACCCTTCCCACATCGCCAACCACTCTTCGGTCGCTTTGTTCCAGCCCTCGTCCTTTGTGCGTGCCTGGCATTTGATGCCGGCGCCGATCGCGTTCCGCGTCATCGTGTCGATTGCGCCCCGAACGATGGCCGAGTTATAGCAAAGCCAGCGAGAAAGAGCGGCGATCGATTGCCGGGATGCAGAGCTGACGTCCAGCTTTGTGTCGGCCAGTTGGGCGTCTACCCAGCGGCGTTTGCGTGGATCGTGCCGGGCGGCATTAACCATGCGCGACCAGCTCGAAATCACTTTGCCGACTATGTCCATTTTAGTAGGTGGTTTCCTTGAACCGTGGGTAGGTGACTAGGCTCTGATCGCCTGTAAAGATTGCGGCCACTTCAGCGTCGTTCTTGCCTTGGATCAAACGCCAGCCGTCTAAGGCTGCTTTCGCCACCTCGACGGGCGTGATGCCGGCGGTGACTTGGTAGCTGAACGATTTGCCAGCCACGCTTGCGTTAATCATTGTCCGGCCTCCGTTTTGAAAGACGGTGGCTTGGCCGGCTGCGATTGCTTCCAAGGCAAGGACAAGAGCCTGAGCGTTTTTAGACGCCTGAATCCAGAGGGAAAAAAGGAGAGCACGATCCACGACTCCGTTCCCATCGTGTCAATCATACCTTCGCCTCCTGTGCCATCGCTGCTTCCGCTTGAATCACCTTTCCCCACACCGCAAATCCAGCCAGGTAAGTTTCGCAATCGTATAAGTGGTCTTGCCTACCCTTTACCCGAATCCACTCATAAACGTCTTTGCCGGTCTTGCGGTTAATGCGATGGGCCTTTCTGTGGCTGGCCATGTGCTCGCGGTATTCCGGGCTTACGTCGTGTGCCACTTCCCACAGCGGCCCCTGCCCTCGTCGCAACCAAGCCAGCAAATCTTGGCAGGCCGGCGAGCTGAGAAGCAGCAGGCGACAGCCTGCATCCGTCGGCTGATCGGAACTGTGCACCGACTTCATCCGCCCTGCTTGGCTTTCAATATAATAGTATTGGCGATCCTCACCCTTTACTGCGATGAATCCGTATCGCGCCGCCAATCTGTATGTGTCGTGAGCCTCATAACCTGAATCAATACAGGTGTGAATGTTCTTCACGCCTAGCTCGGCCAGCGTGTGAGCCACGTCCTCGATCGTTCTCCGGCGGCCTTCTTCGATAAGCCTACTCGATCCATCCCTGGCGAACGCACGCACCACGAACCAGAACTCGTCGATCTGCCTGTCGATTGCGGCCAGCTTAATGTGATCCGTTTCCCAGTCCTGCTTTTTGGCAAAGGCTCCGGGCGGGATATTGTTTAGCTCGTTGTCGTCAAACTGATCTTCCCAAGGCATCGCGCTCCACCCGTTCACCCATCCTTGCAACCCGTGCAGATAATGCTTTTCCGTCAAAAACTTCTTAGCGCAATCCGCAAAAGTGATCGTCGGAGAGTACCAGCTCGGCAGGCGGAACGATCGACGGCCAACCTCCGAGCTTGCGTTTGCCGCCACCCACTTACCCTGCTCGATCGACTGGCGGCGATTGCGCTCACTCCACGGTGCGTCGCATTTAGTGCAATAGTAAGATGCAGTTTCCGTCACCTTTCGCATGTCCCACTTGCCATCGTCCGATCGTGCCGTTTCATCCCATCGGATCTGCCCGAACTCCATCGCCTGAAACTCTCCGCAAGCATGGCAAGGGACGTGGAAAGTTTCCTGTGTCCCGGCTTGGTAGTTGATCCAGATGTCGCCGGTATTGAGCGTGGGGGTAGACGTCAGAACGTGCTTACGTTGTGGAAACGCCTTTGTCCGTTCTAACGCCAGGGAGTAAGCGGCTGCATCCTTTTCGGATGGGGCCGCAAAAGAATCCAGCTCATCCAAGACGGCGATGCAGATCGGGCGTGAGGAAAGATTGGCCGGACTGTTACTGCCAACCAGAGAAAGCGTCATCGTCGCAAACTGCATCTCTAGGATCTTCAGGTCGTCCAGATCCTGCGGGAATAGTCGCTTCACCGGCTTGCACTTTTCAAAGATCGGAGTCAGTCGCGTCTCGCTGTATGACCTAGCCAGATCCGCGTTTGGCATAACCAGCAACGCCGGCGCCGGATCGTTCGCAATCCTATAAGCCAGCCAGATGGCCAGCGTCAGCGTCTTGCCTGTTTGCGATCCCCAGCAAAGCGTCACCGTATGAACGCCCGGATCGGCCAGTGCTTCCAGTACCCCCCGCACGTAAGGCGTCCACGTCGTGTTGTATAAACCCGGCCGAGCCGTCAGCCTGCTATCCAGTTGGATGTTTCGCTCCGCCCACTCAATCACCCCTGGCGGCTTTTCGTAGTGCCAGCGGATGCGTGCTCGGCGGCGTAGCTCCTCTTGTGCCTTCGTCACAGAGCTGCCTCAACCTGGCGCATGATCTGCCCTACTTCGTTCTCGACCTCGGCCTCAACCTCAACCGCTGGGCGATTGGCACAGATCGGCGCCAACCGCTTTGCCATTCCTTTGAGTAGTGGCACAAGTGCGTTATCCCTTGCGGCCAGTACCTTGTCGGCTTCGTCTACTGGCACCATCGTGCCCTCTGCTTGGTCAATGTCTGGCCGGTCGCCCTTCATGCGGCGCAGTGCTTCCACTAGCTTTGTGTAGTTGCTAATCAGTTCAGAGCGGTCGGCCCTTGTGTCGTCCTTTGCAGATTCGCCCAAGCTCGCTGCCAGATCCTCAAGTCGCTGGATCTCCACGTCCAGCCCGCCACCCTTCGCCTTCACGAGCGGCTGGGCTTCTACCTTCTTACGCTGAAGGTAGACGGTAGCACGGGATTTACCCGTGGCCGCCATCGCCCTCTTCACGTCGTGATTAACTGGCCTACCCATAAGACACAATTATTGCGGGGCTACACTCAAGGAATTTACGGGAGTCGTTTCCACCGCGATGTTTCTACTCAAGGAGACTCCTAGTGTAGAAAAAAAATTTCTACTCAAGAGATTTTGGCGTGTCCTACTCAAGAGAAAAAGCCACGCTCTACTCAAGAGAATCTGCGCCCATCTACTCAAGAGAATTTGCCCGCTCATACTCAAGAGCCTTTGCCCGTCAGCTCAGTGTACTTCTTAGCGATCGGCTCTGCGTAGCGGATGAATTCTGTACGCATGTCTGATGTCCAGGCTTCAGGCTTAGATCTATTGAGGAACCACTGACTAACTTTAATCAGCGGAAAGAAGAACGGTTTGCGTTCGCTTGGTACGGATGTCGTGATCGGATCGGGCAGCATCTCTGTCCACAGCATGATCTGGCGCAAGGCGGCTGGGTCGCCGTCTTGCAGTTTCTTCTGATGTGCCGCTACACGTTCTAACCGTTTGCCTTGCTCATCAGTTAAATCAACCGACTCTAGCAACGCAGACACGTTCTCACCCTTAGCCCGTGCGTTAGATATGATGGCACCGGCCTGAGCTGCCAAGCCAATCACCTCACCCATCTGCTCAAGCGTTTCGGTACGCCTCTTGTTTAGCTTCTTGATTACTTCTTTGAGTTCTTGCATCTGTCCCTGCCTTTCAATAGTGCGGCGTTGTTAAACTTAGGAATCTGACGACGCCGCTTGTCGTGGTGCTTCCTTGCTCTGAGGTCGTATGCCTCACGAGCCTTTTGGCTTTTCTG